TCGAACGAGATGATGTTGTGGCCAATGAACTTGGTCACGTTGCTGGCAAAGGATGGAAAGAGGGATGTACATTCCTCCTTCCTCCACTTGTAGACTTCTCCTGTCTTCGTGTCCTTTGCCACGATGCAGTGGATGACTGTAGGATCTAGGCTATCCGCCTCTATGTCAATGACGCACTCCATTGTCATCTGCATCCTTGTAGGTTTTTGTTTTGCCATTCTCGGCTTCATCGGGATACACGGCGCTATTCATGTCTGGTGCCTTGTAGTTTGGCCCCTTCATGACCTTTCCGTCTTCCCTGTAGACGGGCTTTCCATCAGACCCGAGCTTGCTGAGATTTGAATTATGGACCTCATCGAAGCAAACGTCAAGGTTCAGTCCCAATGCATGTCCAGTTCCGTAGACAACATACAGGATATCAACCAGCTCCTTTGCAATCCGCGCAAGGTTGGTTACATGTATGTTACTGTCGCTTGAGTACAGTTGTGAGTAAGGGTTCAGTTCATCGAACAGTTCTTGTGCTTCTTCCGCAATAAGTTCACTTCGTAGTTCAATTGTCTTTACGGGTACCGGATGCCGAGCATTCCTCACTTCCCTGACTTCCTGTCCCATAGCAGACATGAACTCTCCGACTTTCTTGAAGTTGGATTTGGGTCGTGAGAGATCTGGAACATGGTTGAAATAGCTTTCCTCAAGGTCGGTGATATTGACCTCGTCGTTCCAGAAGCGCAGCAGAAGGCTGTCTTGATTGGCAAGACTGTCCAATGGATAGCCATTCTTTTCAAGCCAGCCGCGAACATCATAGAGTGCGATAGGGCTGATCATCTTTGGAAAGCCATAACGCCAGCCCTCCATTGGATCGACGTAGGTAACCAGCACCTTGTGCTCTGGCCTGTTCTTCTTTTTAGATGTCATGGCATAACCTTTGCAACGAACATGATGATACCGACAAAGAAACTCACAAAGCCGGTGAAGAATACCAGCATAGCTGAAACTTCCCAGATTGTATAGGAATGGCTACTGAGCGGTTCAAGAAGCTTGAGGCTGATCCAGCCTACAAGAATAAGAGCTATGCCCAATGCCGTCATAGGTCAGGTCCTCCGTTGCTTGATGCAGATTGAGTATCGCTGTCGCCTAGGTTCTCGACTTCATGAAGGCGGCCAGTCTCCTTGTTGAAGAACAAGTGGCAGGCAATGCCAGTCTCGCCAGCGTAGCGGTTCTTGAGGACTCGGATGGTCGTCGTGTTGGCTACGTTGGGATCGTCTGCCTGCTGATCTCGCTCCATTGCAATCACTGCGTCGGAAAGCTGGGCGATGCTCTGAGAGCCACGAAGATGGGCAAGGGATACTTCCTTGCCATCCTCATGGCCACTGTCCGCACCGGTCCTGCGAAGGTGGGAGACAAGCAGTAGCGCACAGTTTGTCTCCTCTACAAGCGAACGTAGCTTGGTCATGAGGATGTCGATGTTGCGACGTTCGTCCATTCCTTCAAGACCCGATACTAGAATGGACAGATGGTCTAGGAAGATCCACTTGCAGTCAAGAGCCTTGATCATGTAACGCACACGGGCAAGGATCTCCTCAGTTCCCAATGATCCAAAGTGATCAAAGGCGAAGAACCTTCCTGTACCAACTGTTGACTTGTACCACTTGTCCATCTCGACTCGTGGATACCGCTCGCGTACTTCTCGAATGTACAGGCGAGAGTTGGCCTCCACCGACATCAGGTGGAAGATGGTGGACCTTACGTTCTCCTCAAGCGAAAGGACGCCAATGTTCTCCTTCGTGTTGTTGAGGACATGGTGCATGAGTTCACGCATGACGGATGACTTGCCGGTGCCTGTGCCAGCAGTCAGGGTGACAAGCTCACCAGTGCGAATGCCATAGAGCTTCTCGTTGAGACCGGCAAACGGATAGAGACAGGTCTGCTGCTGACCCTCGTCGTACAGAGCGTCGCCATAGTCCTTGAGGTTGATGATGCCTGCTGGTGTATAGACACGGGCATCCCACCATGCACGAACGAACTCCTCGCGACGTCCGTTCTTGATGTACTCGTTGGCGTCCTTGAGAGACATGTTGATGATCTTGCACTTGTTAGGCTCGAAGATCTCGGCAACAGCAACAGCGGCCTTCTTGCCATGCTCGTCATTGTCGAAGCAGATGACGATATTCTCGTAGCTGTTGAGGAAGTTGTAGCTGGCCTTGCAGTTGCGAACGGCAGACTGGGCACCGTCCTTGATGGAGACTACAGGCCACTTGCTGCCCAGCATCTCGTATGCGGAAAGGGCATCAAGCTCGCCTTCGCACAGCGTTACATACTTGCCGCCACCATTGAACATGTGCTCGCCAAAGAGTCCAGCACGGCCAAGAGAACCCATTGGCTGGGCTTGGAACTCCTTAGTCTCTACAACTCGGATCTTGTTGGAGACATGGACTCCGTTCTTGTCATGATATGGATACAGATGCTTGAGGACCTTGCCTGATGCGTCTGAGACAACACGAACGCCATACTTCTCGCAGGTATCCTTGCTGATCGCACGATCCTTGAGGGCTGTGAAGTAGCCCATCAGGAGCGGTTTCTGTTCTCCACCTCCACCGTTGATGGAGGCCGAGTGCTGAGTGTCGTTGTTGGACATGCGTCGGTATCCTTCATTGTCTGAGTCGTCGGTTGAGGGATAATACTGGTTGTGGACAAAGCAATAAGAGTGACCGTCAGAGAATAGGACAAGGCCATCGCTGCTTCCGCAGTGATCGCATGGTCCCCTGCTGATTGGCCTGCTCCCGTTGCCTTGGTCGCCATGTGTAGCGGAGAAGCGAGACATTTGGAATGAATGCTCCTTTGGTTAGAGGACCTCACATGAAAGATAGCCAGCTACTTGACCAGTTCTAGTGTCCGAGATTTTCAAGCAACTTTCCTCGTTATCAGGAAGGGATATGTCATAGCCAAGATGATTGATGAGGATCGTCCTTGACGTTATGAGATCGACCAGATCCTCGATGTCATCGGACTCCTCAAGGACAGTGCCATGACTGTCGTCCGGTTCTTTTAACATCACAAGTCTGAATCCGTTCTGCATGTGGTTGCCCCTTTCAAGGTTAAAGGTTCTTAGTCCTTGTCCTCGAATGAGGCATCAAGGATTTCATTCAGGAATGACTCGTTCTGAAGCATGAACTCTTCTGCCTCGACAGATGCATATCTCTTGGCAAGCTTTGGACTGTAACCCTCGTCGATGTACTGACGATAGAGTTCCCTGTATACTTTTCTTTTCTCCTTGCTGAGAAAGTCGAAGTCGCTTGGCATGTCGGTTACTTACGCTTGGTGCCCTGCCCCTTGTACTTCTTTGTATTCTTTCTAAGGGACTTGTTCTTCGGGCGACTGTTCGGGGACTTGCCAATGCTGGTGCGTAGATGCGTCTTGCTGATGATCTTCTTGCCGCCCTGCTTCAGGCGTGTGTTGGAGCCACCAGCTTCCTTCTTGCTAGCCATGTTACTCGTTGTCCTCTATTTCCTTGGCTGGGTCAAACATTGTATCAACCAGCCTCTTGATCTTGGTTGCGATGTCTCGGTGTTCAAGCTGGGTGGATGGATCGGTACGGACCTCGATGTAGTGAAGCCAGCTACGAAGACTACCCTTCATGTACAAGCGAGAAGGCGTCATGCCTTCGGGCAGTATAGCACGGGCAACCTCCTTCGCAATACCTGCATCAAGAGCCTGCTTGTAGTAGCTGCGGGTTATCCGGTCAACATCCTCCTGCATCTTGAACCAAAGAGCTTGTACGCTTTCGTCGTTGGTCTGAATGCTGTTCTGCCTATTCTTCTTGTCTTGTAGACGGGCATCCCTAAAGATGGTGTCCATTGCCATCAGTGCAGGATCTGCGTATCTCTGGGAGAACTCTTGGAAAGAGAAGCTTCGATGACGCAGTAACTGTCTGGCAATGTCCCTACTGGTAGTAATCTCGAACGTGAGATCCACCATCTCAAGTGGAGACCAATGCTTGTGGTCGATCAGGTACTGTAGAAGCTTGCCGTAGGTCTTTGTGTTTGTCTGGTTCTGTGGATTGCTGACGCGAGCACAATAGGCAATGATGTCTGCAAACGAACCAATTCCCTTCCTGAATGACGGGACTGTAGGAGCGGTGTAGGACACAAGCTCGACAGTGCTACTCATCGGCAGTCATCCTTCTCGACAACGACAAGACCAGCTTCGCTGATTGCCTCCAGCACCATCGTGACATCCCTGACCCACATGTCGGCCTCGCTCTCTGAGATCAGATTCCATTCCCGATATGGGAAGTCCATCTTTACCCAAGCACGGGCAATGCGCTCTGCAAACTGAGTGTCGCAGCAAGTCAAAGTGTTCATGGGGAATATGTCCTCCATTGGTTGATGTCTACTGTGTAGTAGACGTTGCGGATTCCAAACTCAGCAATGCAACGGCTGCACCCTTCACAGGGCTTGGCCGTAGCATACACATACTCGCCGCCATACTCAAGACGCTTGATGCGAGCAACAAACATATCGCACTTGCGAAAGTCGTCAAGGTCAATGACCCGCAGTGCATTCTTAACGGCTGATACTTCTGCATGAAGGTAGATCGCGTCAGGGTTCTTCTTGAAACGGTCCTGTATGGGATCTGTCTTGTAGCGGTTCACGCCAAAGGAGACGATCTTCTTCTTGTAGAGGATCGACGCAGCAACCCTGTAGGATCGGACTGGCTTTGCAATATCCAAAGCAGCACGCTTGAGGATATTCAGATTCCTATCGACGTATTCTTCTAGGTTCATGACTGTATCACTCGTAGAACATATGGTTGCCAATCTGGCGGACAAACGTTCTGGATGCAGTCCAGTATGGATTGACTGAAGTATTGTGGAACATTGTTGCCCTTGATAGGCCAATCGGGACAGAACCTTCTAGCGCAACAAAAGCAGCGTACTCGGAATACTTTCGGTCGATTGCGTTGAACATGTGGCGGTGTCGTCTGTTAGGGTTGCAATAGTAGCTGAACTGGCAGGCAATGCTTCCATCGCTCCTCTTGCTTGTCGCATGGACGACAGAACAGATCGATGTGGCCTTGTCGCTATACTCGACCCTGTTGATTATGACTATTGCTACAGCGATCTTTCCCTCAAGGCTTTCACCTCTAGCTTCAAAGTAGACAGCCTCTACCAGACATTTGAAGTCATTGGTAGAGGCTGCCTGAGTTGCTCCTGCATTCTCACTAGTGAGAACTAGGAGAGAGAGGATAGAGTATCGCAGTAGTAGCTTAGAAGCGACCCTCCCTATAGTTCTTGCGATATAGTGGATCATTCTTCCACTCCTCTTTTGCATTGAGGAAAGCGTTGATTTTGGAGATGCTGATTTCCTCAGCTCTCCTTGCATTGCTGCAACCAACGATATAGTCCTTCAGATACTGAGGCATCTGTTTGTGATCTGTGAACTTGTACTTGTCCATCTTTCTTATTCTTCTGTTTTGGTTAACTCTACATAGTCATCGATCTTGTCTACGATGATACCTAACCACCATAGGACAAGTAGACAGTAATACTGAATACCATACTCTGCAATGTATTTATAGGAGTCAACGATACAATATGCAAGAGTGAAGTGAAATCCAACGGTCAGGATTATCAGAAGGCTTCTAATCATTTTCACACCTATTTGCGCCCATTCATGAGGATATTCTTCCTCAGTTCTGATATCTCGGTTATGAGAACGGAAGCCTTCCTTGAACTAGATGTAGAAAGAGACCCAGAAAGAAGAAGCATTGATAGAAGCTCAGAGACTTCATCCAAAGTCTTTATCAAGTTGATATCTTCAATGTTCATCTTCAAAGGTAATCTTCAAAGCACACTAGTGAGAACTAGATAGTGACTGGTTTGGGGTGTTCAAGAGCTTTACCTTACCATATCAATATTAAAGTTTTGTGACAATAAGAAAGGATGGCTTATAGATGTGGTGGCGGGGCAGGAGGGATTCGAACCCCCATGAATCCAATTACGGTACTGCGGATTAGAAGACCGAGCCGGTACTGCCCCAACCAATACCATATACAAGATGTAGTTACTTCTTCTGCTTATTACGCCAGATGATGAGTTCGTTATTTGTCTGCCACATATCTCCATTGCTTACAAGACATGCGATCCCGTTGCTTACTCCGACAGATGTCCAACTGCGATTTGGGTCCTGCTTGACGTACAAGACGTAGCTTACGGTCGGAGCCATAGTGATGATCAATGGGTCCTCACCATATTCCTCCTTGAGAAACTTGTTCATTTCCGCAACTGGCAGGCATGGCAGATTTGCATCCTGCATCTTTGCATCCGCAAAGTCTGCGGAGAAAGATGCCGCAAGACATGCGGCGAATGCTACATTCCTTAGCCAGATCATCTGCATCTTTTGATTAGATGGCATAGCCCTTCTTCCCCTTTCGCCATCCCCTGTTCTTTGTCGGGGACTGGACTGTCAGATTGGTTCGCAGATTGCTTCCACCTTTCTTCAGAGCAATCTTGTGGGAGACATCCTTGCCGTCACCCTTGCTGACCACTCCGGCCTTCTCCAGCATCCTTCTCGCCTTGTTGCGAGTGGATCTGTTCTTGATCTGGGATGGCTTTCCCTGATACTCACGATACTCTTTTGCGTAGTCACGCTTTGGATTGCTAGGCATTCTGTTCAACTCCCTTCTTGTAGATCTCGTCTTCCCTGCCATGCCTTAGACGCTGCCAAGCAACAGGAAAGACAGAAATCGTCTTGTTCGTGGCGCTCTTGAGGTTAATTGCGACAAGAGACGGCATCCAGCCACCAACACGATCAGACCACTTGATGCTGTGGATTCCAGCATATTCCTTGTCATTCTCATATACAAGCTTGGCAATAATGACAACGCCATTCTTAGGGGCACTGTCCATTGAATACCATTTGCCTGTCTCAATAAGCTTTCCATTCTGGTCATGGATGGGAT